GAGTTGTGCTGATGTTGTCGCAGGAGCTGGTTCAACAACTACTGGTATTTCAGGATTTGAAATAAGTGGAACAATGGCAAATGGCACAGCCACATGCAAAATTGTTGCACTTCATGATAATCCAAACAATGCCTTTGGTACAAATGCTGTTATGGAAGTGCTAATAAATGAGCACCTTCTTAAAGACAGTGCTGGTATATAGGGAGGATTAGAACATGGCAATGAACAGAGCACAATTTGCTTCATTACTCGAGCCAGGATTAAATACATTATTCGGTCTTGAGTATGATTCGTATCCACCAGAGTGGCAAGCAGTTTTCGATTCAAACACATCTAACAGAGCATTCGAAGAAGATGTTTTATTAGAAGGTTTTGATGCAGCACCAGTTAAAAATGAAGGTGCAGCTGTTTCTTACGATACAGCAGGTCAGCAATGGACTGCTAGATATCAGCATGAAACTATCGCTTTGGCTTTTTCAATTACTGAAGAAGCAGAAGAGGATGGACAGTATGGTTCAATCTCTGCTCGTTATACAAAAGCATTAGCAAGATCTATGGCAACAACCAAAGAGATCAAAGCTGCAAATGTTTTAAATAACGCAACAAGTTCTAGTTTTACAGGTGGTGATGGTGTGTCACTTTTAAATACTGCACACCCAACTCGTAATGGCAACCAAAGTAATACTTTGGCCACAGCTGCAGATTTATCTGAGACTTCACTTGAGTCTATTCTTATCAACATAGCTGATATGAAAGATGATCGTGGGTTAAGGATTGCTGCACAAGGAACAACATTAATAATTCCAACAGCATATACTTTTGTTGCTGAAAGATTATTAGAGTCTCAGTTAAGAACAGGAACTGCTGACAACGACATTAATGCTATTCGTTCAGGTGGATATTTACCACAAGGATATCATGTAATGAGACGTCTCACAGATTCTGATCAATTTTTTATTAGAACTGATGTTCCTGATGGATTAAAGTATTTCCAAAGAACTGCAATGAAAAAAGGTATCGAAGGTGACTTCGAAACTGGTAATGTCAGATATAAAGTGAGAGAAAGATATTCTTTCGGTTTCACTGATTGGAGAGGCATTTTTGGCACAGAGGGTGCTGACTAATTGAGGTCAGGGGAGAGGGCAACTTCTCCCCAGATTAATTTTTAACCTTGACTGCAGAAATGCAGACTGCCTAGAACAAGGAGATTAACATGGGCACAACAACTTTTAGTGGACCATTGCGTTCACAAGATTCAGTTCGACTTGTAAGTAAAAATACAACAACTGGTTTAATTCAAGATAGAACATTTTCAGCAGGTGTAAGAGATGCAAGAAGATATTATCTTGAAGAATGGTATAAGCAAGGTCCAAAATTAAATGCAGTAAATACTATTGACCCTGATGCAGATGATGCTTCAGCTCTAGCATTATACACTCTAGCAAATAAAGATTTTGAAGTTTTAGGAACTAATATGACTTCTGCTTTATCAACCTTTAATGCTACAGCAGCAGGAATCACTTTAACTACTGCAGGAGCAGACCAAGACCAAGCTATTGTTTTACCACATCTTGACAGTAATCAAACTGCATGGACAAATACTAAATGGGGAACAGAGAATCAAGTACATTGGGAATGTTCAATCAATACAAATGCGATTGATAACCAAAAATTATATGCAGGACTTAAATTAACAAATGACCAGTTATTAGCAACTGATGATGACCAAGCATATTTTAAATTTCAAACTGATGCGACAAACTCTGAATCATTTACTGATTTCACTAAATGGCATTTTATTCATAGTATTGGTGGAACAGACTTTATAAGTCAGTTGCCAATAACAGTTGCAGCAAATACTATTTATCATTTAAAAATAGAGATTGATTCAGCTAGGAAATTGTCTATTTTTGTTGATGGTGTTCAATATAATGTTACAAGCACATCAGGTTCAACAGGTGGAACAGCAGTAACATCAGGAACAACTAAATCTGGTGCGATGACTGACGATGTTGATTTGATTCCTTATATTGGCATTGAAGCAGGAGCAGCAGCAGCAGAAGCAGTTGATGTTCATTATCAATGCATAAGCAGGACTATTTTTGAATAATATAATTGGGGGATTAATTTCCCCCACTTTTTATAAGGAGATTTAAATGGGTTATCAAACTGATGTAAGTGTTAAAACTGTAAGTGATGAAAATGCTTCTGATGATGATCGTTTGGTCACTGCAGCAAGACCTGATACTTCTGCTACAATGGCCAATACAACATTTGCTGGTGGTGCAGCCAGGAATGTTATTGTAACCACAACTGGCACTGGCGACAATGCAAAGACTTGTACAATAACAGGAACAGATCTTTTCGGGAATGCTATGACAGAAGTTATTACATCCACTGGTTCAGCAGAAGCAGTTGCTGGGAGCAAATTATTTTTAACTGTTACAGCAGTGGAATGCTCTGCACAATATGCAGCCAATATAAAAGTTGGTTCAGGAACTTTGTGTGCTGATTCTATCGGTGGTGGAGCAAGGATAAGATTAAAAGGAATGTCAATAACATCTGGTGGCACAGCAGGAACTATATCTTTTATTAATGGCACACCTGAAACTGGTACAACTTTGTTTACAGCAAGAACAATCGGCACTGCTAATGATGTTGTTGATAGAACTATTCCAGCAGAGGGATTATTATTTGCTAGTGGGATGAGTGTATCATATACATTAGACCACGCAGATATGATGACATTCTTTTTTACATAGGAGATTAAATGGCGACTTCTGGGACAACAGCATTTAGACCAACTGTTGAAGAAATAATTTCTGAATCATATGAAAGATGTGGTATCGATCCTCAAACAAGGACAGGTCACCATGCCACATCTGCAAGAAGAAGTTTAAATTTATTATTCTCAGAGTGGGCAAACAGAGGAATAAATTATTGGACAGTTGGCACTGCAACATTAAATTTATCAACAGATACCATAACATATAATTTGCCAGCAGGTGTAATTGATTTGTTGGATGTTGTTATATTTAATTCAGCAGATTCAACTCGCAACGACACTATTGTAAATAGAATAACATTGCAAGAATATAATCAAATACCAAATAAAAGTTCATCTGGTAAGCCAAGCCAATATATGCTTGATAAAGGTTTACAATCTGGATCTAATAATATTTCTAAAATATATGTTTGGCAAGCACCAGACATAAATACTTATGTTCTCAGTTATTGGGCAATGAATCAACTTGAAGATATAACAGCATCAAATCAAGATACAGACATTCCATATACTTGGAGTGAGTGCATCTGTGCAGGTTTAGCAAGCAAATTAGCAGTTAAATATGCTCCTGATAAATTTCAACTATTAAATGAAATGTATGAAAGAGCATTTAATTTTGCAGCATCTAGTGATAATGATGGTGTAAGTTTAAAAATACAGCCAACAGCATTGAACTTGATATAATGGGAAGATTTGCAAAAGGTAAAAGATCAAGAGCGATAAGCGACAGAAGTGGTTTTGAAGTTCCATATACTCAACTCAAAACAACTTGGAACAATTTGCGTGTTGAGCCTGAAGAGTTTGAGGTTAAGCATCCTCGTTTAACACCACCAAAAAATATAATAGATCCAACTGCATTATTTGATCCTAGACCAAATAATGATCCTGAAAATGTTTCTATATTTTTTAATTTTAATTGGTTTAACAATGCACCAACTGGTATGCAAGCAACACAATACAAAAAACCAAATTTACCAGTTGGCAAAGGCAGTGTTGGATTTGTAACATTTGAAATATTAGAATTACCAACTGGCATAGCTGGCACTGGTGCGATAGGAACAGAAACTTTAGAATTGACTATTACTGAATCAGGAGTTGCAGGAACTGGTAATATTGGAAGTCCTGAACCAACTATTGAGATTTCAGGTGTTTCAGGGTCATCAGGTGTAGGTGCTGTTGGTGTAGAAGCATTAAGTTTATCAATTCTTGAATCAGGTGTTGCTGGAACATCAGCAGTAGGAACTGAAACACCAGAAGCATCTATTACAGAGTCAGGAGTTTCAGCAACTGGTGCTATAGGCAATGAGGGTTTTGAATCCTCTATTACTGAAACTGGATTAGCAGGAACTGGTGCTGTTGGCACTGAAGTTCCAGAAGCATCTATAACAGAATCAGGTGTCGCAGGAACTGGAGCTACAGGAACAGAATCAGTAGAGACTAATAGAGAGTGGGGAGCAGGAGCTTGGAACACAGGCACATGGGGTGAATAAATGAATTACACAGAATTAGTTTCTAATATACAAAATTTTTTAGAAGATGATAGCACAGAGTTGTCTAATTCTATCCCAACAATAATAACACAAGCTGAAAGTATGATTTTTCAA